GGATAGACCTGCACCGCGAAATTGGTCTACGCTAGTAACGTCTACGGTGTCGCGAGGAAGCTCAGTTTCCTGAGCGAATAGCTCCGAAGAACCATCGTCCAATGTGGACCCCGTAACGTCTTGTTCCGGCTCTTCTTTTTTTTTTCTCACTACATTGTGAGGGTTGTATTGAGATGTAAAGTCTTCGCGACTTTTAGTAAACAGCCCCTCACGGGTCACAACACCATAGACTTTATCCTCGTATTCAGGGTCTTTGAGCTGCTCCTCAAATTCTTCGTAAGACCTTGTGTAGAAGCCCTCTCTTACGAGGACATCGTATAGCTTTCTTGTATCTGCCATTCTAGCTAGTCCTTATATCAATCCAACTCAGCCTTGTTTTGTATACCCTGACCCTTCTTGCTCCGACCACCCTCGCCTTTCTTGGGCGCTGTTCCAACAACTTTTGACCTAACCTGTTTCCCCTCCTCATATTCTTCACCAAAGTCCCTAAGAAGCCTATCCTCTCCGTAGTAATCGAGGTAATACTTGGCTGCCATATTTACAAGTTCCTGCTCTCGGCTAGAATTTGCTGCATAGTCGTCAAGTTTAAACGTTCTAAGTAGCTTGCCATTATAGTAAAGCTCCACTATGTCTGTCCCAAATATGTCCGCCCCGGCCTGCTTAGTCGTGAACGGAAGTCCCGGAGCTACATTATTGAAGAACCTCTGTATATTCTCTTCAGTGTCCGCCTCCTTGTCTTTTTCAAATATGGGGCCCACACCCGATAGGTATTGGTTCCCTTTGTTCTTCATTCCTTCTCTAGCGACTTGCTCCAAAGTGTTTTCGTAACCCGTCTCTGATACCTCAAGGGCATCGACAACCTCTGATTCAGAACCAAATAGCGCAGGAGCCAACTGCCCCTCTCCTTCAATACCCGCTCTCTTTGCTGCTTCCGCAGCGGTAATCTCTTGCAGGCCGCCCGGCAGGAAGTAGTTAATCGCTGATGCCACCCACTCGGTTTGGGTGTTGTTCACGCCATCTACACCTGCGAAGTCAAGATACTCATAACCGAAGTTTCGACTTTCGTCCTGTTTAGTGATAGTTACACCCGTGTCAGTTCTACTCATATTGACAATGCTAGGGTCAATACTTCTCAACGCTCTTTCCGCGTTCTTAATATCCGCCTCCTCATCTGAATAATAAACCTTGGCAAGGTTTGTATAGATGTCACTTTCAAACTCCGCCTTTTTCGCATTTTCCTTTTCCTGCTTTATCAAGCCCGCAGGCTTGTATGTTGGAGGGGTGTAGTCTGATACTGTACTTGCCTCAATCGTTCTGTCAAGTCTATTGCGCACGTTGTCACGAATAGCATCAGCTACTGCTTTCTCCTGCTCCTTTGTGTACTCAGCATAAATCTGTCCTTGACCATCCTTCTTGAGAAGGATTTCATTCGCAGCACGGCCTTCTTCTTTAAACGTAAACGTATACTCCTTACCGGTAGTAGGCTCAAAGCTCATGGTGTTGGTGAGGATAGACGAGGTGTTAGACCACACACTCATGATGTCGGATACAAGTTGGTCTTCGCCTGCCTTGTAAATGTTGAGTTCAGCAGCGTACTTGGCAGCATCTGCCTCGGTCATACCCAACGCCATAAGGTCTTCGACAGATAGGGACTTTACAAAGGGGTCAGACAGCTTTTGGATAACGCCCTTCTTAAGCCTTGTACCCAATGTTCTTTCAATGGTGTCAAATGTTCCGACGCCCTCAACAAATGTTGAAGCCGCAGCATCAACATCAAACTTGTCGTACCTACGGGCAATAAGGTTCTGCAATGACGTAACACTGCGAACCTTGTCGGGGTCGTTGATGATGTTGCCCTCTTCATCTACATCCGCTACACTAAGCATACCCGTTTCAGGGTTAACGACTACCGATGTTTTTTGGAAGTTGCCGAAGTTCTCCAACTCAGCCATAGCCCACTGCTCCAAGTCCTGAGACTCTCCGTTCTCAAATCTGTTCATGCGGTCTTCGAACTCTGCATTGAACTTACCAAACACGTTAATCAGTCCGTCCGTTCCATCGACAAGGTTCTGACGCATGACGGTATAGTCACGGGGATTCAACATCCCCGACTTCAGCATCCTGTCCTGCATCAGCATCTGCTGCTGCATCTCTCCTGCAGCGTTAAGCCACCACTGATTCGCGGTGGCACTCTGACCCTGCTCTACATCGTTGAGGGTTTGCTGATACTGCCGAGAGGCTTCATCAATCGCGGCCTTCTTCTCTTCACGGACGCGGGCCTCTTCAGTGAGCATGTCACTGAAGTTCTTGCCGACCTCAGCCCAATTGATTTGGGTTTCTGCAGCGGTAGGCTGCGCCTTAAAGTAAGTCTTTGCCATTATTCTCCTGTTACTGTTTTGCCGCTACCGATGTTGTAGAAGGCATCCATACCACCGGGCATCAAGTTCGCATAGTAATCAGCATTGAACAACAGCCCTCTCTGCTGAGGCGTGAGGCTTTTTTCAAAAGCCTTGTAATCTCTTCGCTTTAATCCTCCGACCTCCTTTAAGTATTGTTGACTAATCTCTGCCTTATCCAAAACCTCAGGAGAGTATTGTGTTGAAGTAAGAGCGGCCTGCCTAGCACCCGCTCCCTGCTTTTGATACAGTGGAACGAGTGAAAGACCCGCTTGCACGGTGTTTCCCACTCCCTCAATTCCTGACTGAATAGCCTGCGCTCTCGCCCTTGCTGCGTCAGCCGCAGCCATCTGTGCGCCCTCAGCCTCAGCGAGGTCAAGGTTGACACCAATATCTCTCAAGCGGCTTGCTTCCTCAGCCGTGGCAGCCTCAAGGTTGAACAGGTCTTCAGCCATCTTGGTGCGCTGCTCGGCCTGTGCTTCCGATGTCACCTGCTGAACTTGACCTGCTGTCGAAGCTACACCACGCTGAGAGCCTTCAACGGCAGCTTGAGTAGCTTGGGCCGTCTGAACCTGAATGGCCTCCATCTCACGCTCGTATGCTTCGAGCGGGATAGACAGCGACTCCATGTAGTTCTTTTCAAGAGACCTTCGTGCGCTTGCCATCTTTTTAGAAGCCTCACGCTCTGCCTTGCGCTGCGCTTTCTTCTGCTTGCCTGCTTGAATAAAAGATGCGGTGGTAGTTCCCGCTGAAATAGCCAAGCTCGCTACCGCTGCTGCTGTTGCTACTGCCATATTACAATGCTTTAATCATTTCCTTGTTGTACGAATCTCCTGCGATGTAGCCGAGCTTTTCATAGGTGCTAACAAGACCATTGTGCTTCAGCAATGCGTAAACAAACTTTGCCCCGTTTGATTGGCAGATATTTGTAAGCGATTCTACAAGCATACTTATAGCTTCTGACCTACGGTCTCGATACTTCTTGTTCGATATAATCCAATCAACCCAAGCAACTTTGGAGTTCGTTACGTAAATAAAACCTGCACACACAGGAGTGTTGCCGTCATAAACTATCATTCCTCCCGTGCCATTATCAGGCAAAAAGTCCCGATTTGGAGCAGTCCAATTCCAATCTTCCCACCAATCAACGAGAATGTCCTCGTAATCAGTTTCTTTTAGGACTCGAATAGTTAATTCCATGCATCAACAAAGATACGGAATTATCAGGGATAGCTTTTCATTACATCAGACTGCACAGCAAACAGTTCACCCTGTGTCCTTCCGGGGTGCGTAAGGGTTGTCAAAGCATAGTGACCCAACACCCCGTGCGACTCAGCAACTTGGTTGCGAGCCACCACAAAGTACGACGGTTGAGGTGGCATATTACCTCCTGTAACGGTCGTATCAACAACAAGTTGGTTAATACTTGCCTGCGCATTTACGTTGACTGCAGTAATCTGCCCTGCCAATGTTGGCGTTCCTGTTCCAAAGTACAGCATGTCACCTACGTTGCCAAAAGCTACAGGCGTTCCATTGATACCGCTCAGGCTTACAAACTGTTGGAAGTTTACCTCTACGGCTGCGGGGTTTGTTTGGTTTTGGCTGATGCTCGTCCCGATACCCTGCGCTGAACGGAGACTGAAGTTAACATCAGCGTCTTGGTTTCTGACGAAGGCAAAGAACGTCTGCTCCTTGACCTCGAAGTAATCAGCGGGCATAGCGAATGAGGTCTGAATGTCAGTAACCATCTGAGCGGCCCACCTCTCAGCACCCTGCAAAGCCAAGGTCTTGTACAGCTTGTTGTCAAGCGGCTGTGCATTAAACGGTGTAGTCACAGTGCTGTTGTAAACCGTACCGTAGAAGTTGTTCCTCTCCGTGTTGGTGCTGTGCCTGTACAAGTTACCGCCTGAGAACGTGTAGAAGTGGCTGTTCATGCCCACCATATAGTCAGGCACGTAGCTATAGAACGAAGGCCATCCTTGGATGCGTCCGTCCGTGTCGTATGTCAGGGTGTAATTTGCTAATGGTACAGGCATATCTGTTCTTTTAGTGTGTCTTCAAGGACACGGTTACGGGCATGTTCCTACTGAGTATATGATACCATTTACCCCCACACTGAAATACCCACCGTTAGTTGTTCCGTCATCATAGGCGTAAAATCCTTGTGCAAGAACCCCTGCGGCTTCGTCATCACCAAAGGCAAAGCTGTGCAGTTGAGGGTCATTACCAACTGAACCGTCGGTGTGAACGAAGTATCCTGTACCGATAAGCACACCTCCACATGCTGAGGCTTGGTCGGGTGACCTACGTCCAATGGCAGTTGGTGGGATTCTTCCGGGGCACTCAATTGTAGCCTCAAGTGTTGTACCTCCACCGCATGGAGCAAGCATCTCTAACTTGACATTATTTGGTGAAGTGTTAGGCTTGCTAATCACCATAACCATATCGCCAATGTTAGGCGAAACTTGCATCGCGTTTGCAGGAATGGTGAAAGACGTAGTCCCGCTAGACGCAACCCAACTGTTTCCGCTTGCTACAAAGTTGTCAGCGTTGACTACACCGGGAACTTGTGGGCATGTCGAAGCGGTTTGGCCTACGATAGTAAAGTCCCCGCTTCCGACTGCCTTACGCTGCCCTGTCACCGCTGCCGAAAGAAGGTTGGTAACAGTCCCGTCGTATGTCGCTCTAATACCCACAGGGCTACTAGGCGCAGGGAACGAAATAACTATAGCTCCCTGAGCAGCACCCACAAGGCAATCCCACACACCGTATGCTTGCTTAGAGAACAGACCTGATACAGGGTTTCTTCCACAGCCGGGGGTGCAAGGAGCACACGTCGAAGGTGGTGATAGAGTAGCGGTAGAGCCTGATGTTGTTTGATACCTATAGATGCTAATGCCACCCGCGTTAGCGTCAGAATAATATCCCGTAGGCGCAGGCGTTGTAAGTGCTGCATCCGTGTAGATAGTAGTCGCTGACGCAAAAGTTGGTGCATCAAGGTAAACGGTTACCACTGTTCTGCAGCAGCACGCAAGTTCAGGCTTACTACCGTCGTAGCAGAGATTAACAGCACCCCCGCTCTGACGATAGTCATATACCAAGTAAAGGTTATCTCTTGTCGATGACGCAGTATTGGTGAAGCTACCGGAGGTGTACGGTGAGCCAATGCCTGATGTTGGAATCAACCCGCCGAAACCTGCAGGTGGGCTTGCAATAGCGGCAAGAAGACTGTTGATGCCTGCTTGCGTATTGGCATAGCTAACGTTTGTTTTTAAGAATGAGAACTGCGTTCCGGGCTGCGTCACATAAGTGTCCGAGCCAAACCTGTTTCCCGCCATAGTAACGGTAGCCCCTCCGCTTGGGATAAATCCACTGCCCTTAAGACCTGTAAAGATGTCGTACTGACTAACCACAGGTGCGATGCCTGAGTTGCTGAACGTAACCTGCGTGGAAGATGTGGGCGACGTGTACGTGCCCTGTGCAAACGAGAACTCGTTGTGGATGAGTTGACCCGCGTCAGAGCCGCTTGTCAAGCATACCTGAATGACGTTGAGGGTCTCTGCGTCGGGACACTTAACCGTAATCAGCACCGTGCCGTTAGACCCTCCGCCACCTACAGTCAAACTTCCTGTGGTAGGAGTGGGGTTGGGCTTGGGAACAGTAAGCGTGCTGATGGTTGGCGAAGACTGCGGCCCTGTAGCATAGGTAACACCGTCGTACTCAAATCTCAGGTCATTAAAGTTGCCCGTGCCTACAAACTGATAGGTGATAACAACGTCTCCCGTGGTAGTACCAAGGTCGTAGGTAGCGGTAGAATTTGTACCACTTACGTTGAATGTTTGTGACGTACCGCAAGGAAGCTCCTTTTTTTCTGAAGGCAGATTCGCGAGGTTGGAACTCAAGACGTACTCACCTGCGTAGGGGTCATAGGCTCCGAGCTTCTGCCTGTCGAACGACACTTGGAACAGTTCCCTAAACCATGTGCTCATCCCTTGGTCAGAGATAACATTAAGCTGCTCGTTCTGCGCACTTGAGCCACGAAGCTGAATAACAACACCGCGCTTGGCATCGGTAAAGAACTTGTCGTATCCGTACTCTGCGTAGCTTTCAGGATTGTTGGAGATACCGTACTCTTCGGTACGGGCAATCTGCGTTCCGAGAACTTCAGGGATAGACGTAACATCACCTCCCCCCACAGCATCGGACAGCAAGTTCTTGCCCGCAAGGACGTATGAAATTTTGTCCTCCTGCAAGACAAGCACATCGGTTTCGCGACCCGCCATCTTTCTGATGTAACCGAATCGCTGCTCAAGAGGCTTGAAGTTCAGAAGACCAAGGTTAAACTCGTTACTCTTATTGACGTTGCTCTCCTGATTGTAGACACCGCTATACGTAATGTCAGCGTATCGTCTAACCTGCTTGTAGTCTTGACCCTGCGTAGCTGTCACCCTGTTGCCAAGGTTAAAGTCCTTGCCGACAATAGAGTCGCGAATCTTGTAGCTCTCTACGCCATTGCCATAGGTGTAGCAGTTGTAAAATGCTGTATCCACAATGGCCGACTGCGTAGACGTTTGGTCTTGAACATTGCCCTCGTGGAACCCATTGGTAATAGGGTAAGACACCGAAGACTCGAAGAAGATGTCAGGCTGCGCATCAGCAGGCAACGTCTCAAACACCAACAAGTCAAGTGCGAGACGCACCCTAATACGACCTTTAAGGCGTGAAGTCTTATTGTTGTTGCTGCCGCAGCATATCGTGCCACGGAAACCGAGATACTTTCTTCCGCTTGGATACGTTAGCACGCAAGCACCAAACTCGCTCTGAGCCAACCCTGAAGGAATACCAATGGTATTGAGGTCGTTCGGAACGCGCATGTCGTCCTTGCCGTTACCCGTGTCAAAGTTGGCTGAACCGGAACCTGACTCTGTTGAAGGGTCGTTAGGTGAAGATGGTGAGGCTGACCCTGCATCTTTTACAAGACCAATACCTCCGCCTCCTGTATAGAAGTCCTCATTGATGAGTGCCGTAATAACATCATCGCCTGCGAACCAATCAGCAAGGCTGCTGTAGTTCTGCGTAACAGTAAACTGCAGGTCGTCAATGTCGATTCTTCTTTCCTCACAGACATTACCCATACCAATCCTACCACCCTGTAGCTTGATGGTTACAATAGAGCCTGAAGGAACCTCGTAATCTGCACCCGGCCCCGAATCACCACTCGAAGGGTTGCCCATAGGGTCGTTGAGAGGCAATAAGATGTATGGTGCTCTATCAGTACCGATGTTAAAGAAGTCCTCCGCCTTGGCCTCTACCATGCCCGTGTCCTTCAAAGACCCCGGTGATGCGTTGAGTGCAAGACCGTCAGTGCTGATAACCATGTAGGTTCCCGTCACGCCATCGTTGCCCGGAAGCTCATTGGCTTGCATGACCTTCTTTTCAAGGACAGTAACGTACAGGCACTCATTGACAGGCCCGCTTGTATCGGCTTTGACAATAAGCCTGTCACCCTCCTCGACCTTACGAGGGTTCTCGCCTTGAAGCAGGATATAAGCCCTGTTCTGAGTTGAGTCAAGAAAGAAGGTGTTGGAGTAGATGGTATTGTATCCTGCCTCATCGGGCTTGATGCCAAACTTATACCTCGTCGCCCATGCGGGAGGTTTTTGGCTTGTAGGAATCTCTACCCTAATCTGATTTTTGGTATCACTTGCAGAGCATGGAACGTGAACGGCGTTGTTGTTGCTTACAAGGGCCGTAGTAGACCTGTTGTACTCGTCCATGTACATGATGCCCACCTCATAGCCTCTGTTGCTGTGAAGGCTCTCTGCTGTCCCTGCAGGAAAGAAGGTCACCTTTGTTGCATTGGTATCAAATCGGTAGAAAAAGAAAGAGTCGCTTGCGGGCGAAGCAGGATTGTCTGTGTATCTCAGACCGGGAAATACCACTTGGCAGTTATTCCCCGTAGTTTGAGCAAATGAGACAGGCTCAGGTTGAGCGATGGTGGTAGCTGAGGTGATGCCTGTAGTTACCAATGTAAATGAACCCAACTGCTGCTCTCTACCACAGTTATAGCTGTCTGTAAGTGTTCCTCCATCACATGATGTTGATGCACCGCCACCGTCGTAAACGGGCAAAATGTTGGTCAAAGTACCAACCTGATTTTGGAAGTTGGCACTGCCCATCCAATCAGCCAATGTGTTATAGTTGGCGTTCAGAATAAAAGTAGCAGTAATAGTTTGGGGCGAACCGCTTGTGCCGGGAGGCACTTGCGAAGGAAATGGCCCCGGCCCAACCTCTTGGGTATTGGCAGTGCTTACATAAATCTGAAACTCAAACTCCATGACGCTGCCCGCCGTAAGCCTGCTGTTGCCCTGACCATCAACACAGAAAGGGCTAAGGTCAATAATCTGCCCGGCATCAGTCACGGTTTCAGACGAACCACCCGTCACACTTTGTGGAAGGGTGTAGGTAATTGGGCCACCACTAACATTGGCAGGAGGCAGATTTTCTTGAGAGAGCGTGTTTTCCTTAAGCGTACAGATGTAGTTGAGTTGCGTAGGGTTGCCGCTGCTGTCTACGAGGTCATAGCCCTCAAGATAGTTGCCGTACATAAGCCTGTTGCCCATAAGCGTTTGCGCCTGAGCCAACAGGGGTACATTGTCGTACAACCTTAGAATCTCAGAGTTCGGCAGAATCGTAAAGATTTTGCTGTCGCTGAAGTTGAACGTCAGGTCGTTGTTGTCAGGCAGGCCGAGCTTTGCTTTGTCGAGCTTCTCGATGACCTTAATCGTGCTGTCATTGGCTTCCTTAAACAGGATGTCAATGCCCTTGACAAGGCTGCTACCTGTGTTGTATGTAATGGTAGCGTTGTTGTGCTTGTTGATAAACCCTTCGTTGAGGTAGCTCTTGGGCGTAAAGTCAAAAGACTTGGGCGTAAAGACAGGCGTAGAAAACTGCGATGTAGCCGAGTATTCGTTGTCGTCATATCTCCACCTGTAAGCAAAGCAGATAAACCTCTCTTCCATAAACGTAGAAGAGATGTTGCTGTTAAAGCTAGAGTTCACCAAAGGCGATGTAACAGGTGCTCTCTTGATGACGAGAAGCTCGTCAGGTGTGATGGTGTCTACATCACCACTTGTTGGCTCACCGTAAGTGCGCGTAACATTGATGCGCCTTGGCGGGTTGTAATCGTCTGTAAAGAACAAAAGGTCATCAATCAAGCTGACCCCCGTAATAAGATAGGTAGGGCTAAAGTTTAGCGTGGTGTTGACACCACCACCGTCATCCATGCTGATGACATGGTATGTGGTAACCTGAGTGCTCGTGTTGAACGAGACAATAAGGTCGAGCTTGCCTGTATTGCTTGATGCTGTAAACGCAGGGTCATGGACAAACCAATAGATGGTCTCTGTTGAGCCGTCCTCAAGCGCACCGATGCATCGAGCCGATGTACTCAAAGGTGTGTTTTGAACTTGAAGGGTGGTAAGCTGCGTGTTGCCAAGGGTAGTTTCAATGACACCCATCTCATCTTCCTCGGTAGACCCGACTCGGATATTCAACGCATCAGTGTACTCGCCATCGGGAACAAGACGTTCGTCAAGTTCCTTGTTCATCTTACCCTTGGTAAACGTCCTTAAGTCCTTTGCCATTACTTAATCCACTTATCCATGCCACGGAGGTTCATCAACAATCTGCCGGGATGGATATTACTGATTCTGATTTTAGCGTTGCGCAACAGCGCACCCTTTCTTTTGCGTGCTCTGTTGACCACATACTCCTGTACACCCAACTTACTGTTCAAGATGGCGTACTCGATGTATGCGTAAACAAAGTCCTCAAAGAGCTTGTTGATGTGAACCTTGCTGTCGTCCCCATTCTCCATGCCGTCTGACACGTACTCAAGAACCACAGATGCTCCCGTTCCAATGTTAGAACTGAAGTTAATTACGCCTGACGCTCTGTCAATAGCAAAGGTTGGATTGGCGTTGGCCGTCTCCGTGTTGAGCGCATACCACGCCCCACCAAAGGGAGTCTCAAAGTACCAATGACCTCCGACGAAGTATCCCTCGAAACCATCGAAGGGATGACCCGTGTTGAGGTAGATGCTTTTCTTACCTCCCGTGATGCGTTGGTAGTCAATCTCTGAGAACTCAGGAGATAGAGCATTGCCATCTACATCAAACAAGATGCGCTCGTTGTTGTCCTGCAGGTATGACTTGGCGTAGTTGACCTGAATGTTTTCGGTCAGCGGGTACAGGTATCCATTCTTGTACATGGAGATGCGAACCCAATTCACAAAGTCAGATGGCAGGATAAACCTGTATTGGTCTGTGATGGTAAGCTGCAGAACCTTCAGCTCCTTGAAGGCATCGTAGTTAAGCTCCTGAATGGCACGCTTGGCATGAAACAGAACCTTGTATCTCTCTTCGTTGTTGACAAGGCTGTGGTTGCCTGAGTACATCAACATGAAGTTGTTGACAATATCGTACAGGGAAACGTACTGATAGGAACCCCAATTGGCTCCTTCAGGATTTGCTCCTCCGTTCTCGTAATACTGAAACTGATTGATGTACGCCATTATCCTTCTTTTTGTTGCTCCTTGGTTTCTTCACCCGCAGCAAAGCCAAAGACTTCCGGCTCTCTAATCGTCACACCTGCGTACTGCAAAATCTTCATGGTGAGATTGTTCTCCTCATCAAGCGGCACTTCAAAGTCTTGGAAGTCACTCGCGGTTTGGTTGAACACAGGCTCACCTCCCGCAAGAGTGACATACGTCCAATTGGGGTCGCGAGGATATCTAAAGTATTGAGCGACAACCCGACCCGCTGTCATGTTGGTGCTTGGGAAGACCTG